GTTACATTTCCAGTAAGATCACCTTCAACACCGCTAACAACTAAAGAGCCTAAAACAAAAGACGAATCCAGCGTATCAATAGAACTTACAGGTTTAGGGTCATAGGCAGAAAAGAGTTTCCACTTTTCATCTGTAATATCAAAGAACACACCCATATGTGTGTAACCAACGCCAGAAGTACCTGTGTTTCTATTACCTACAATAGCAACATCAAGGTTAACAGGAGATGCACTTCCTGACCATATATCATCTAGTGTATGTCCTGAAGTAGCAACCCACTCAACAGAAATACCATTTGATAATGAAACTGGAGCAGTGCTTAAATCAATACCGCTTGCAATAGTTGTAGAAAAGTTATCCGTTGACCATGCAAAAGTATCAACACCACCAGTTCCACCACCAACACTATCAATCTTTACATAATAAGTAGTTGTGGATGTGCCTTCATAATGGCCTACTAAGGAGCCATCATCAAGACCAGTTCCACTGAAGCTAGTTCCAGTTTCACCAATAGTATCACCAGAGTTTAGGTAGATAAAGTTATTGGCTACTTCTAAGTTAGTGGTACCAACTACAGATGAACTACCAATAACTGTAAAGTCTCCTCCAACAGTTAAGTTATTGTCAACACGTGCATCTGAAAAAATACGCAATGTCTCAAAAGAATGTGATTGTCTATCAATATAAATAGTACCAGTTGAAGCATTACTGGTTAAACAAATGCCTATATCAATGGGAAAGTTAGGATAGAATGGCGCTTCATCAATAAGCGTTCCGGGTGTAGCAAACCCTAAGTGAATACGTGTACCAGAAGTAAGAGCACTGGTATCAATATTATCAATATAACCTCTGGAAATTACGTAGCCATGAGCACCGTTGGAAATATCATGTGCAGCTAATCCAAGAACGTTAATTTTATTTTGATCACTAGCATCAGCTAGTTGAATTGTAGGATGATGACCATGAATAGCATGACCAGCAATATGCACACCAGTAGAATAAACAGGCTGGCCTTTATATATAGTTGCACCAGAGGAGTTACGACATCTAACCCACTCACGCTCACCTATAGCTACATCAAAGTCACTATTTGCTGTTTGTATTACAAGCCCTTTTACATCGCTATCATAATATATATTACCTTCTTGATAAGTAGGAGCACTTGCATTAGCGATTGCAGTATATCTTGTAGTAGAGAGCGTAGCATTAGTAGCAGATAAATCGCCAACTACAGAAAGATCATCTGGTAGGCTTAGGCTTCCATCAGCATTTTTAAAAACTGCAGGGTCTGCAGCATATGTCATAAAGACTTCTTTAGTACCAGCACTAAAGTTTACAGCAGATGTACCATTTGTACCTGTATAGACAGTAGTACGAGAAAGCGTATTGCCTGTGTTCCAAGTGCCAAGGCCAACTTCCCACTCGTCAATGCCACTACCCGTATGAAAAATAGCGTAGTAGGTTGTGTCACCATCTACCATAAAAGAGTTAAAGGGTTTAAAACGAACAGCAGCACCAGCGAGAGTGATGTCGCCAGTGCCTGTAGTTGTTGTACCTTCTTTAACTCTATCTTTGATAATAAGAGCCATTTAATACTTCCTAAAGATTATTCAATACGAATAACTGCGTCTGTATATGTTGCGGAAGGGAATACAATAGTGTAGTCACCGCTAGTAGAAGTAACTGTACCACCAAAGTCAAATGTTGCAATGGCTCTATTTGCTTTACTTGCGTTATAAATCAGGGCACCATCAGCAGACATGGTAGCATCCGAAAAAATCTCGTCTGCAAAGTCTACAAAGGCAACACCACTATCAAGTGTAATAACAGGAGTGTCTAGAACCTGACCCCCAGCCGTGTAGTTTGTCCCGATAGTCTCGTCACTGTTACCAGTAATATCAGAGTAGTTAGTTGTTGCAGCACCGTAAGTGCCAGTAGGAGACGCTTTGATTAAAGCAATCTTTAGAGTATCTGTATCAAGATCGTGAACACCCCCAAGAAGCTCTTGCTTGAAGCTGTTGCACATAGCAGTTGTAATAGCCATCTTGGGATGTCCTATGTATAAGTTTCACAAGGCAAGAAAGGGCCAGCCGAAGCCAGCCCTTCCTCAGTGATATTAGGCAGCGTTGTAGTTCGCAGTGACAAGAGCCTCAGGACGCAGAATCTTGCGGCCATAGAGGTGCATACCACGAACGATATCAGCGAAGCCATCCGGGTCACGGTAGGTTTCGGTCTTGGTCAGTTGCTCAGCCGAAGCAACAGCCGAGTCATGACCAGCAACGAGAACACCGTAGTTAGCCTGCTGAGACGAAGTGCCCGAAGTACCCGAACCCGTGCCGAGGTACGGCAGGTTGTTCGAGACATAGACACGGAAGCCATGCAGCGAGTTCAGGATCAGACCGTTCTGAAGGCCAGCACCACCGAAGTCAGCATTCAGCACACGGCTGTCTTCATCTTTGAGCATCTCGACAAACACCGGGTCAACAACCAGCCAACGGCCACGAGTATCAACATTGTTCTGGTCAAGGATACGGCCCATACGAGCAATAACCGAGAGCGGCGAAACAGTTGTAGTCGAAGCGGCAGTGGCACCACCAAAGCGAGGAGCAAGCGGGATCGAGTCGCCAGCAGTCGCAGTAGCAGCAATAGTCAGGTTGCCGAAGTCAGTGGCGTCAAGCTTGTTGCCAGTAAGAAGTTCGTCAGAACCAGCATTCGAGTTGGCTTTAGTACCAGAGACAGTCGTGTTAACAGCCCACGAACCAGCACCGCCAGCATAGCCAGACAGGTAGCCGAGAACTTCTTCGTCCATCTTATCGGCCATCTTGTAGGCGGCACGATCAGTGGCAAGACGCATGAAGTCAATGTGCGAGTGAGCTTCTTCGATGTCATCCATCTTGAAGGCAAAGTAGTTAGCTTTGTCAACGACAAGCTGGAAGTCGGTGTCAACGAGGTCTTGAGCGGAGATTTGAGTACCACGCTTAAGAGTGTTAACAGTGATATCCGGCTCTTTCATGATGCGAACAGTGTCGCCCTGAGCCGAGATTTCACCCATGTAGTCCGAGTTAGTAATAGCATTACAAACAGCAGCTTTACGGAAAGCAAGCTGAGCTTGTTTGCTAAAGATAGTCGGGGAGAAGTTGCCATTGGGGAGGTTACCCCATGCGGCTTCTGCAGTAAATGCCATGTTATGTTCCTTTCATGATGATATGGCAAAATTAATAGACACGCATATCCACGATGAAAGAGGCTCTTAATGTAAGGGTAGTCAGCTTTGCATATGAGGATGGCCGTCCTGTAATGCGCTGGGCCTTTATTCAGAGGTAGTTCTTTTAGTGGCAGGAGTGCTAGGTGGGCGAGGCTGCAATTATCACACTCCCCGCCCGATAAGCATACACTACTGTGTATATGCTATAGTTTTACTTACTATTTGAGTATTGTCAATCACTTTTTACTCATATCGTAAATAAACTTACCAGTACGTTGCGCTTCAAAGATTTCTTCTTGGCGCTTCTCGTATTCTTTCATAGACATCTTTGCTACTTGTGATTCCGACAAGTACTTACTCGCTTGATCTGCCTCAGGCTTAGTAGTACTACGGGTCTTAACAGAGGAAGCAGCAGACTTATCGCTTGATGCTTTCTTAGCTGTCTTAATACCAACGTCAACTTTATACAAGTCAATCACACGAGCTACAGACTTAGCGTCATCAGTGTTCTCATAGAGTGCATCTTGCACCCACTTAGGCTGTGTCTCAGCCCACTCATGAAATGCATCGTCTTCACGAATCTCTACAAAGTCAGGGTGGTAGCCAAGAAGTTCAGCTTCTGCTTTTTCTTTCTTAGCTTGCAAACGCATAGACTCAATCTCTTGCAGTCGCACATCTAGATCGCTGGCTCTTTCAGAGGCTTTCTTGTCTGCAATAGCTTCAACGATAGCAGCTACGTCAGGGTACTTCTTAGCCCAAGCCTCTACTTCTTCCGAAGTCTTAGGTAGAACCAACTCATTCTTCGTAGCCTTCTCTAGCTGAAGCTTAAGCTTGCCAAGCTCTTCTTTAAACTCTGCTTCTTTAGCAAGTTGATGCTTGCGTAAATCACCATAGCGTTGCTTGAAGGTACGTTCTTCTGCACTCAGCTTAACATCGTCTTCTTGTGCTTCAGCTTCTGTAGCCTTTTCTTGTTTGGTACTATCTTCAGGCGAAACTGTGGGTTCTGCCTCAACTCTTTTGCTGGCAGATTCCTCACTTTCAGACTGTTCTTCTTCTTCGTCTGTTTCACTTGCGTTACTTTCAAGCAAAGCTTTAAGCTCCGCTTCTTCTCTGGCAATCTTAGCTTGAAGTCTATTATGTACTCTAGAGTCTGTAGTAGTTGCAGTATTCATATCTAGTCCTTATGTTGGGGCCAGCTATACAGCCGGGTAGCCTTATTATTCTACGGAAGCTATTTTACTTCTTTTTCTTTTTACTTGCAAGTCCACCTTTTGAGAAGCCAATACTAGTAGTACCTCTACCCCTAGACTCAAGGACTGATCTAACTCTATCGCCTTCATCACGAATAGCTTGAATGTCTTCTGGTGTCGCTAGTTGTTTCTCTGCAGCAGCTACAACTTGCTCTGTTTTCTCTGGCGCTACAAGGGAAGCTCTAAGTGCCTTGTGCCTTCTGCTTCTTTCTGCATAGTCTGGCTTTCCAGTTAACTCCTGTATTTCAGCTTTAGGAGCTTGTTGTGGAACGGGTTGCGCTAGAACTTCCTCTAGAGTTTTACCAGTTACAGGCATTAGAGAAGTAGTCTTAATGTCATACGTAGGGATAGACGTTGCCGTAGGCGGCTCAGACTTTACACTAGTAGTAGCTGGAGTATAGGAAGCCATAGCCTCTTCAACTGCTGCGTTTACTGCGCTAGGCTCTGCACTAACGATATCTTCTTTGTCTTCACCTTTGAATGCTGTTAACAGGCGGCTGAACAATCCGGGCCTGTCTTGCTGTGCTACATCAAGCAGGTTAGTTAAGGCGGCTCTATCCTCTTGAGTTAAGCTCTGATCCTCTAAGCGTCTTTCAAGCTCACGCTCTACTTGTTTAGCTTGTGCCATCATGGCACCCTTAATGATAAGCCCGAAGATAGGATTAATAAGTCCAATGCCAATAGATACAATATCATCTGTTCCAAACTTAGTTTGGTCTTCTACCATCTTGGAAAGCTGGTCAATAGACAGCGAAGCGTAGTCAATAGCTTTAGGCCGTGCAGCTTGGACTTGCTGTTGTGAGGGGGTTGCTTCACCGTCTACTACGTCTGCTCTATCTGTTTGAGTAGCCTTTTCAACCTGTTGTCCTGCAGGAGTATAGCCCTCAGGAATTACAGACATAGGCTGGCCTCTAAAGAAAGGCACCAGTAGTGTACGTCCTTCATTGTTAGCGTACTCTACATACGTATATACGTCTTGGTTGATAAGCTCTTCAAAGGAGGGAAACGTAACATCGCCGCCCTCTGCAAAGCCTGCAGGCTGAGCGTCAGTAGTTTCCAACTCAGAGACATCAAACGGAAGACCATCTTCAGGCTCAATGATTTCCATGCCAGTAGGCTCACCGCCTACACGGCCTTTACGTTCCATGTCAGTCCAGCCCATCTTAGCTTCTGAGCGCAGGTCTTCAAAGAACTTAACGCCGTAGTAACGCACTACGTCTGCAGGTACAACGTATTCACCCTCGCTCAACTGAGCAGGGATGTCATCACGTACTTCCTCAGGCATAGCCCCAGTAGGTACGTCATTGCCAGACACAGGGTCTACACGGCTTGTCTTAAACACAGCCTCAGTCTGATCTTCTAGGGCCATTAACCTTCTCCCGTAAGTGCTTTAGTTTCTTGTAGGCGTTAACAGCCCCTTGTGCACGATGCAAGTCTACTACATTATCGGCAGATACTAGACGAGAATGCTCTAGTGCAATGTACTCGTCTAGCACCTCCAAAAAGGCATCATATACTTCTTTGTCGTTTACGATTGTCTTAAGCGACATTACCAGTAAATCCTTGTTCACCCGGAGTAGGCGCAGTGCCTATGCCAATCTGTGAGCCACCGCCGCCTGACGTATCCGCTACGTCTTGTGGGCCTTGACCTTGAGGGCCAGCAACTCCCGGCGCTGCAGCAGGCGCAGGCTGCGCTTGGAAGCCCTTAAGAAGCTCCGCTTGTATAGCTGCGTCCTGCATGGAGTTAGTGACCTTATCAGGGTCAAGGTCCATACTCTTAGCAATCTCACGGATAATATAATCCATTTTAGCAAAGGGTGCAAGCACAGGATTCTGTGCAACCTGAAGGAACTGCATAAGACGCTGGCTACGAACTTCGTTAGCCATCAAGCTCTCAGTACCAGATGCGTTAATCTCAAGATCACCACGGATGCTAGGATCAAAGTCAAACTGCATATTAAACGAGAAGAAAGCTTTACCCATAGGACGGATAAGGTAGTCGTCTACATTCTTGATAACATTGCGAATACTTCCATTAGCAGCAGACATAAGCATACTAATGCCAGAGGCAGTCCTACCCACCCCAGATACGCCTGTCTGACCATGAGCAAAACTTGGGAAGCCAGTGCTTTCATCTGCAAGTACCCTTGCTTTATCAAACAGTTGAATGTTTTCTCCAGCAACGTTAGGGAACTTTGTGCCGAAGATAGCTTGACCCGGTGCCCCGCCCTGACGCCGGAACACTTTGCCGGGGTACACAGAGAGGTCTTGTCCGGGGACGAGGTTAGTCTCGTCTACCTCAATGATAAGGTTGCCCGAAAGAGCAGCATTATCAATCGCCATACGCATAAAGCCGTTCATCAGCGTCTGCGTGTCATCCATGTTTTCTGCAATGCCTACACCAAAGAAGCTGTAGGGGTTATGCTCATAAGGAACAGCATAGTAGGGAATGCGAGTAGGCTTGAACGGGTTAAGCACAAAGCGCAGCACTTCACCGTTACATACCCAGACGTTGCAGTTTACTTCGTCTAGTTCAGACAACTCTTTAGGAAGCTCAATGCCGTGGTCTGTTAGAACATCTGTACCAACATAACCCCAGAACTCAAGCACTTCCCATCTTTCAGAGTTAGGCTGAGTTGCGTTGTCTTCCATGATCTGCTCCCAATACTTAGCAACATAGTTGGGAGCTTTATCAATAGCGTTCTGGATTCCGTCTTCCATAAAGTAAGGACGGGTCTTAAGGTTACGCAGTTGTGTGCGTGACATCTTGTGACGCTCAACTGTGTATTCAGCCTCAGTCATAGCTTTGGCTTCAGGATCAGGGTAGAAGTTCCACACACTGACATGACCACATTCGGGTACAGTCTTAATCAGCGGGTTATACTCACCTTCGTCATCCCAATCAGGATACTCTTTATCTACAGCAAACGGACCCTTCATGACGCCTGTGCCAAGAAGAGCCATTTCAAAGGCCATGCTACGTAGGTGGATAGAAGCGCCAGACTCTACAAGTTGGTCGTGGATTTTCTTTTCCATCTTCTTAGCTGCAACCATAGCAGGATGGAACGTAACAGTAGTAGGTCCAGTACCGTCACCCTCTACAATCTTTTCAGATACAGGCCCAAGCTTGGCTTCAAGCGGACCCATGCGCTTACGCAGGTCATACAGAGTTTCACCGGGAGCAAGCTTTTTAGTTGGATCAATCAAGTAGGGCTTTGCAGGCTCGGACTTAGTAAGCTCTCTAACGCCACCCTTATCAGCATTAGGATCAATGTTAATGTGTACAGACTCAGCTACACCATCAGGAAGAACAGAAGGGTCTACTGATAGAGGAAACTTATTGTTACCAAGAAGAACATCAACGATTTGACCATACGCAGCCAGCGTCTTCGTCTTTGTGACTTTAACAAAAACCCTAGACTTTTCCGCATCAGTGAACTTAACATCTGGCCCGTATAAACCTCTATAATTTCTATAGGCTCTTAACCAGCGTTCTTCATCTGCAAGTCTAGCATCTTCTGCTCTACTAAAGCGATCCTCTACAAAGGAGACAAGATCACTCTTAGAGTCGAAGATGCTATCCTCGCTGTTTTCAGCAGCTACTACTGCGTCTGTCTCAAACATTTCTTCATTGTTTGCCATATTTAGTACCCGAATGTTGTGTCACTAGCTTGAAAACCAGTGCGTTGAGTAGCAGGATTATAGTCCCATAGGCTGCTGCGAGGACGAGTCATAATGCCATATCTTAGGGCGTCATACAGGTGATCTTCTGCATTTGTATCTACATCCTCAGGGTTTCTTTTATCTAGAGGAATAGTAGGTATCTGTGCAAGGGTATGTGTACAGTGATCCATAAATACGAGCCGTGGCTTTTCAGTAAACTCGTCTACCTGTAACCTACGGTGTATTTCGTTTTTACCTGCGACACGAGAGCCACGTGATCTGTCAGACGGACGCCAGCGGCACCCTTTCATATTCATCTGCTCAGCCAAGCTTGGCCCCGTGTCGCCCCGGTTGTGCCATAGAGAGGAGTCAAGCACACCGTACCTTATTGTACCATCTTCGTGTTCTGCTTGCAATATAAGATCAGCCAAGTCAGAAGCTGTAACTTTAGAGACATACATCTCACGATAAACGATAAGCTGTTCATCTGGTGCTACAGCAAACCACAAGACGCCCGTGTAAGAACCATAGCCGTAGTCACAAGCTCTGAACTTAGTCCACGACTTAGGTATGTCGAAACGTTCAATAACGTGCTGCTTCCTATCAAACTCAGGGAATGCTGCACCTTCGTTGATATCCCAGTTGCCCTCAAGGAGTTGCTTCCTCTGATGCTCTGGCAGTGACAGAAGCATTGCTTCGTAGTCGCCTGTGTCAGCTAGATACGGGTTATCAAAGAGACTAGCTGGGATAAATCTCCGCTTGAAAAGAGGCTGACCCTCTCTACTGTGTCCCTTAGGGAACGTAATCGTATCGCCTGTTTCGATGTTAGTAGCCCAGAAAGCTTTACCTGCAGGTGCGGGGTCAATGAACATTTTCTTAACCCAAGCATGTCCTGCTCCTCCGGGGTTCGTGGTTGCTCTCATGTAAAGCCCTAAGCTTTGAGACTGTGCGCTACGCAAACGTGAACGCATATAATCCCAAGCATAAGGGGTAGGCCACTGAGTAAGTTCGTCAAAGCCAATCCAGTTAAACGCCTGACCTTGGTATCGTGTAACGTCCATGTCTTTGTCTAGGTAAGACATCCAGAGCCTGCCGCCCTTAGGGCTAATCCACTGGCTCTTACGTTCAGACCACTTGATACCCGGTACAGCTTTAGGGTATAGCTCCTGAGACTTTTGAATAAGCTCCCTTAGTTCCTCTGTAGTGTGTCGTACAAGCAGACCACTAAAGTTAGGATCATTCAAACCGTGAAGGGGGTCAGCCAACATAGCGTAAGACTTACCACCACCTGCAGCACCACCGTAAAGCACCTCTCGTTCAGATGAACTTAAGAAGTGCGTCTGAGGGCCGGGGTTTGGCTTGAACACAATGTCCTGTGCAGCCTCGACATCAAACTCAGGAGCAGCAACTTGTGCAGGAACAGTCTGAGGGGTGGCGACTGTTTCACTCTTGCTCTCTGACTGAGTACGCCCCGACCCTGCCCTTTTCGAGCTTCTCGATTTGGTCGAGCGTTTCTTGGAGCCTTGCGGCAAGCTTGCGCTTAATTGCAGATGCTCTTTTACGTCTTCGCTCAACTTCAATCCTCTTTCTCAGTCCATCAGGAGTTATGCTCCTGCCTGTTTCTTTAGTAAGCCACGCAGCCACAGCTTTGTAACTATACTGTTTAAGATGCCTCTTTGCAAGTTCTAATGCTTCAAGCTCTTTTACTACAGGTTCAAACAGATGAAAGTTGTCGGGGTGTTCTCTGTAACCAAAAGGGATTTTCTGTGTAGACCTAGCTATTACGTGCCACTCTCTTTCTTTACCTTTGAGTGGCTTTGGTAGCTGCCAGAAATCTAAATCCCTGTCAAAGTCATAATTACTCATTCATACCTTCTTTGGGTGGTAAGTAGAAGATTCCGCCACTGGAGGATGTGACATCAACCTTATCTACTTTACCAAGCCCAGCACGATCAAGCAAGTCTTTTGCTGCTACCATCTTCTCTTTAATGCCTAACTCCGTAGGATCATACAGAGCATTAGCCATAGAGACTGCTGCTTTCGGTGCAATTCTTGCGAAGTATGTACGTGTTTTATCCGCAATCTCTTCTTTAAGAGCTTCGACGATAACAGTAGTAGCTGTCGTATCACTGTAACCTGCCAGCCTCTTAGCAGTCACAACGTCACCGTTAGCTTCGTCAAACAATACGTCGAGAAACTTCTGCTGATTTTCTGTTAGGTTACGTGCCATGTTGTATCTTCCTTGTTAATCCTTTAGGGCTTCGTAGATTTGCCCACGGGAAATACCAATGTCTTTCAGTTCTCTATCTGAGAGATTGTGTAGCTGCCAATAGGCAACCTTACGTGCTTGTGCTCTTTCAATAGCTTTGTAAAGTTTAGTGAACATGATGTACTCCTATGGTTTGATGTTCATAGGAGTAGTTATATCACGTATAGTTATAACACAGTATTATAATTATTGCAACCCCGTTATGCAGATTAGCCAACAGGAATAAACGTTTCCACTGCAGTAACTATCACATCAACATGATCTGCAGAAGATGTTGTTGCTCTAATCTCATCACCCGGCTCTAAGATTAAGTCAATCTCTTGGAAACTTAAGTATTCTCCAGATGAAAAGTTTTTACCTGTAAGAAAGTTAAACTCGTATGCATCCGCTGCAACGTACCACTTGATAGTGATAGTGTTATTACCACCAGCATTTACAATATGAATAAATCTTACTTCAGCCCTACAGTTAGAAGGGCATGTATATATAGTTACAGGGCTTGTGGTTTTTATGTCACCGTAGAAGCTCTGTCTTCTAGATGGGCGACCTTGTAAGTTTACAACCATTACTTTTTAACTTTCTTAGATTTAGCTTTCTTAGCTTTCATCTTTTGCTCAGTAGCATAGTAAATGTCTTCACCACGCTTCTTGCCATACTGCTCTTTCATGGCTTTCATCATCTTACGATTTACTGGCATAGCATCTCACCACTTCACTTTGTCAGCCCAGTAGGCTGCACTCATTTTACCCTTGGCAATATTCTTTGCGTGTCTAGCTTTAAAGGAAGCTCTACGGTTAGCATAAGCTTCACTCTCTCCTTGTTTCTTAGGAGAGCCACTCACACCCTGCTGACCAAAGCGGATAGTCTTAACCTTATCCCCTTCCTTAGCTACAACAACGTGTGACTTAGTAGGGTGGCTAGGTGTACGCTTAGGCTTATTAAAGCCAGCTACGCCTGCACGTTCTAGTCTAGGGTCTTTAGCCATTCTTGTTTCCCTTCTTAGTATAAGCCTGACCGCCATAGAAAGCAGCAACTATAGCAGCAACAGAAACAAAGTAGACACTTGCCATGCTGCCTAAGATAGAAGCTGCCTCAGATACACCAATAGCAACAGCCAAGACAACAGCGAAAGGATATAGTAGCATACCAGCAAGAGCAAACCAAGCCATATTACGCTGAGCATCTTCTTTCTTATCTTCGTTCTCAAAGCGTACTTTACGTTCATACAAGGCAATCTCTGCATCCGTTACAGTGCCGTCACCGTCAGAATCTGCTGCAGCCCATATGCTGTTCTCTTGTAGCGATTTACTCATGCTTTCTTACTTCAATGGATTATCTTTAAGGTAGTCATAGGCTTCCCAGATATCGTCAATCTCCTGAGAGATGACATCTAGTTTATCGCCTAAGCCATCCGTGATAGTTGTAGCTCTATCTACTTGGCTACGCATGTTAAGCAAGGTCTGCTGCTGCTCTAGAATAGTTTGCATATTAGTTTGCAAGGACGCTAACTTCTGGTTTAAGCCACGTACATCGTTATCTTGAATGGCTTGCTCTAGAGTTTGAATACGTGAGGACAGAGCTACACTTGTAGTTTCAAACGTACCAGCTAGGCTTACTACAGTTTCAATGCCAGCTTCTACAGCATAGAAGCGTTGTAGAGTATCGTAGCTCCACCATACACCACCAGCTACAGAAGATAGGACTGGAATGCCTACAGCAAGCATCCAGCCCTTTATGTTGTAACCACCTATGCTAAACTCAAAGTCCATCTATGTTCCTTACGGGGTAGGCTGACTGGTAGGCAGAGCGCCATACATATAGATGTACGCACCTGCATCGTAGATATCGCTTACGCTTTTCATATCAGTTGTCAAGTAACCCTGCCAACCAGAAGTAAAGCCATCGTTAGCCCAAGTGATTACAAACTCGTCAATGCTTTGTGTGTATGTGATAGCAGTGTAGTTACCGATAACGAAGCCGCCCGCTGCAGCATATTGGTCTATACTTGCTGTCAATGCACCGTCATTAGCTGCAGCCATAAATGCACCAGCTTGCTGAGCGTAGTTCTCTACGGCTGCTAGGGCATCATTATAGGCGTCTACTTCTTCAGCTTGAATGCTGTACTCTTCAGTTTGCAGCATATCTTGTAAGGCTGTCTGCTCAGGGCTAGTGTCAGCTACAGCAGCAGCTTCCATTACAGAGGTAGCCATGATGATGTCAGCCGTAGCTGAAGTTAACACATCAATAGCTAAGTCTAAGTTGTGCATGGCACCGCTAAACTCTTGCATGAACATCTGCTCTGCAGTCTGAGCTACTGCGTAGTCATGATCTAGTACAGCTTGTTTAGCGATAAAGTAGTTGGTTAACTCTTGTTGTGTAATAATGGCATCATTGAAAGCATCATCTACAATGACACCACCGATATCAGCATAACCTACTGCACCTACAGTCAGGATAGACCCATTATCAATTCTGTCTTGGATAGCACTCAGAGAAGCTATAAGAGAGTTAATCTTATCTTGACCCGTCTGTGCGCTTGCTTGACCTGAACATATCACTAATGCTAGGGCCGTTGTCGCTTGAAGCATTTGCCTCTTCATCTGTAGTATCCTCCTCACGGACTTTCTCTTCTAAGAACATATCCCAGAATATTTTATCTAGAGAGTAGCCTACCACGTAAACTGCAGGGTTCTCTCTGTATTTCCTTACAGCATCTTTACCCATAAGGAGCCTGCCTGTTGTAGTTTCACTTATAGGGCAGGGAGTATTAGCTAACATCATACTACGGAACACTACAGGGTCTTGGCACATAATAGATATGGCTGATACCTGTAACCCTAAGCCACCTATCGTTTGAGGTGTACCTAAGAGTCTAGCGTTCTTACGTCTATTACAGTCATCGTCTTGTATGGCACTACCACTAGAGAAGCCAAACATCGTAACTTGAATGCCAGTAGAACTAGGCATAAGGCAGGAGTCGTTACCACCTGCACCCATTACAGTAGGTGCTATAGCTGACATAACAGGGGCAGCACTGCCAGCACCAGTAGCATTATAGTTATTCGTAGTGTTGCCACTGTCTACGTTAGAGTTCTCGTAGTTGTTACTTAAGTCACCTGTAACATCACCAGCTAGTACAGTCTGTACTGAGTAAGTCATACATATCAGGGTCACTACACATAAGCTGAGTAGCTGCCTCAGTCTGACCAAGCTCCATAAGTGTCTTTGCATTCTGGTTTCTCTGACATACAGTGTCACCTGCTGGACACGCATTGGTGTAAACTACCTCTGTCCTAACACAGCTAGTCAATACCATCACGCTTACGGTCAGGGTCAAGAACTTCATCACGGCTTAAGTGCCCCTCTAAGTACATGGCTCTCTCTACATGGTCTAGAGTATACTTAACTCCAGTGTCACGGAAGATAGCTTCACGCACATAGAATACGTCTGACTTAGGAATGTGTATACGCTTAAGTTTACTACTGTCATTGCTAACTAAAGAGG